CTCGATCGAGAATGCCATCTCGTTGAATGCGTTTGCACCCGTGCCGTCGAGGTTCTCAGCGTCGTCGGTACGCATACCCTGACCAACAGTGTAACCTGCGGAGGATGCGGAACCAACTGGGTTCAGGACGGAAGGATTGGTGCCTGCCTGGGAAGTAGTACCCATACCAGCAAGTCTGTTAGACATGCCGTTGGTCAGGTCGAATCCTGCATCCTGACCGGAGAATGCGGAATCTACTTCGTCGTAGAAGGTCTCACTTCTGCTACCTTCCTTGAGGCGCTGTGAGCGCATCGCGAAGATCAGGCCGGTAGGACCAGACATTGGTTGAACGCCAGCCAGATCATAAGCGATCAGGTTAGGCATGGAGCGTCTGATCAAGGAGATCAGAACGGGGTCGAAACCTGCGGTAGGACCTGCTTCAGCAGAACCACCTTGGAAACCGTCAGAACCACTAGCGTTGGTTGGGGCTTCGTTCAGGAGACCTGAGGATCCAAAAGCATTTTGCTCATGGAGGAATTTTTCTTGGTTTTCGAGCAGGACAGCGGTAACAGCTCTACGATGGGAATCTTTGATTCCGCCCTCATGATCGAGGAGAGGTGCCCACTTTTCCTGCAGATGCTCAGAATGGAACATTTGCTTTTCCTTTAAAAGTGTGGATGTTTACAGTTTGAATTAATATTAAATTCAGGACTTGCTAAAAGACCCGAGAGTCTTCATGTATGCAGCCATTGAACCTGAGTAGGACTCATGTCCAGACTCTACACCTTCTGAGAGAGTCTCAGTCTTGTTAGCGGTTGAAGTTGCTTTAGTGGAGGAGAAATATGACTCCTTCAGCGTCTCCAACTTTTCACGATACTTTGCTTCACTTTCAAACTCAACACCCTCTGCGAGTGAGGCGAGTTTCTCTTTCTGGGTAGCCGCAAGGCCTTCAGAAACGTCATCGAGGATACCATCGGCAACCGACTCTGCGAGGCGCTTGTTAAGTCCGACGTTCTTCTCAATCTGCTCGTTGAGTTTTGTCTCCATTTCATCAAGTTTTTCTACCATGCTCTCAAGCACATCATATTTGTCTTCAGGGATTGTTACATAATGTTCTTCAAAAAGTGACTTCATTCCACCAAGGAATGATTCGGTCATTTCAGTCTTCAGACCGGATTCAACTGCGAGTGCGTTCTCTTCAAACCACTCGTCAGCAACATACTCCAGGTAAGAATCAACACGCTCTGCGAGTTGCTCCTTAACAGCAGCAAACTCCTCAGCAATCTTTTCTTTCTCTTCAGAAAGTTGAGTGTTGAGTTGCTCTTCCATCTCAACTTTGATCGATGCAACTTTAGCATTGATCGCGGTCTCGAAGATGGTGCGTGCTTTCTCTTGGAATTCTTCGGAAAGTTCTTCGCCTTGGAGGAGAGCGTTTACGTCCTCTTCCATGTTGTACTCGACAACTTCAGCGACTTCTTCTTCAGCAACCACTTCTTCTTCAGTAGTCTCTTCTTCAGCGACTACTTCCTCTTCGGTGGTCTCTTCTTCTGCAACTACTTCTTCGTCAGAAAGATCTTCTTCTTCCTTGACGCCTTTCATTGCATCAGCAGGCTTAGCACCCTTATTGACGACATCCTTAACTTGCTTAAGGGTGCCACCAGGTGTCTTCAGCTTAGCTGAATCGTCGTCTGCTTTATAGTTTTCTGGGGTAGGACCGCCGAGATCTTCAACTGCGCCGAGTTGAGAACCGTCTCCTTGAAGCGTTGGCATAGGATCTGCAGCTTTTGCACCAGCATTAACAGCAGTCTTGGATTGCTTCGTGCCTACTTCCATTTCTTGTAAATCGTTGCCACTAGACATTTGAACTCTCCGGATTTTTCCTTAGTTAAATCTATATTTATTTATAAATTAGAATATTTAATGATACGAAAGTATCAAAGGTTATTCAGGAAGTCATTGAAGAGGTTTAATTTATGCTCTTCAAGAACTTTTTGATCGACCAGGGTCTCAATTCTCTGCTTGGTTTGCGATGCAAACTTTTCACGGAGAATACCACCTTCCCATACCCATTCTTTTCCTTCCATAATACCTTCAACAAAAGCATCAGGTGCAGAAGGATCAGCAACGATATCAGCAGCTGTTGCTAACATGAAGTCGTCACCGACGATATTGGTTCCTTCTTTGGTAGTTCTGAGAGAACCAATACCACGGGAAGAAACGCCGAGTTTTACTCCTTCTTCAATTAAAGAAGATGCGATTTTTCCCATCGGTGTATTTAGGATCTTTGCCTTACCAATGAAATTAGAACCACTCTCTTTCAGAGATACGATTTTGTGAGATACGCGGTCGAGATTGACGGTAGGACCATCTGGGTGGCCAAGTTCGCCAAGTGCTCTACCAGCTTGAACGTGGTTTTCATTATAACGACTAACTTCTCTACGGAGAGTTTCCATAGGATACATACGACCATTACGGTTTTTGATTTCTCCCTGAAGGAAAACACCTTCAATATAAAGAGACTTCTTACCGCTCTTGGTAGTTTCAACCAAGAATTTTACTGATTCGATTTCTTCTCTAATGAGTTTCATCATACGCTCCCTGATTCTTGAACTTGCTGAACATAAAGTGTTCCACTACCAAGTCCAAGAGCCGCAACTCTGAACGTGCTTCTCAGTTCTGCAAAAGTTCCAAGACCATCTCTGGTTTCATCTGGAGCTCCTGAAGCAGTAGAATGGAATAATTCAACTTTGGTTTGATATGGTTCGACCTTAGTGTTAGTGACTGATTTGACTACAGCATTTGTAATGTCATAACCAGATTGACCAGTTACGGTCAACGAAACAGAATCACCTACAGCAAATGGTGAACCAATAACACCTTCTGGGAATGAAACAGTGGTAACTGCTCCAGTTTCAATACCAACAACTTGCTGAGAGTTGACGCGGCCAACAGAGAGAGTCTCTGCTTCGCCTTCATGAACAAAGAAATTTGCTGGAGTCGCGATCGGATTTGTACCACCAATCGTAACGTGAGCACCCTTAGTTAAAGCAACAACTCTAATATAAGCACTCTGTTGAGTGAATGTTGAAGAAGTTGCTGTATTAGTGCTAATTGTTATGGCAGTACAAATGCCAACCGGTTTGAAAGCCATTATTCTTTAGGTCATTTTAGTAGTTATTTATTTATTCTTCGCCTTCCGAAGAAACTTCGTCCTCAATCTCATCCTCTACTTCGGTATCATCACCGAACATAGACTTTGCAGCTGCGGGACGAAAAGCATCGATTCTCTCAGCAGACTTACCAAATAAGATATCTTTAATCCTATTGCTAATATCTGCGGGAGATTCATCCGCTGAAATTGCGTCAATTAATTCATCCATTTAATTATATTGATATGGAACTATGGGTATTTATATCTCTCCACCATTGGGAATTTCTGGAGCTTCTGCTGCAGAACCATCTGCTTCAGGTTCCATTTGCGGTTTACCAAGATCCATACTTGCAGTTGAATCTAATGGTGCTCCAGTTTCTGGATCAATAGGAGCATTTGGATCAGGAATAATTCCTGCTGCAATCTCCTTTTTAATCAGTGCATCTTGCTCCAGGATTTCTTCATCAGTCTGACGTAGAATCTGACGACGAACATAGTCCTGAGAGTAATACTTACCAATATAAGGTTCTGCAGCCTGAAGACTATTCAGTCTCTCATTGAGAAGTTCTGAATCCTTCAGTTCAGAGAAGTGGTTGTCATATAAGAAATCATACTGAATATGCTCCGACATAATCTCCCAATCTTCTGGAGTAATTATGTTCTTCAGGAGTAATTGGGTCTTCAGCATGTCATTAAACATGCCAGAGAATCTCTTTCTCAAACGACCAACGAACTTAGTAAACTTCAGTTCATCTCTGAGGATTTCTGAGGATCTACCGAGATTAAATCCACCTTCGCCATCCATTCTAGACGGCGGGACGTTGAGTGATCTGTATAACTTTTTCTTAAAATACTCAATGTCTGTGATTTCCCCAAGATTTTGTCCTCCTGGAAGAGTAGAAATTTCAGTACCACGTCCTCCTTCTCGTCGTGGTAACCAAAAATCCTCAAGCATTGACATAAATTTCTTGTCATCGCGGATCTCTCCTGTTGATGCATCATATACAAGCTTGTTACGATACCTAGTCATAACATCACGCAGATACTGTTCTGCCTTGACTTTTGGAAGATTGCCAACATCAATGTAGAAAATTCTACGTTCTGGTGCTCTAGATAAACGATAGATGACCAGTGAATCCTCAATCATACGGAGTTGATTGAGTGATTTGATTGCTTTATGGAGATATGAAAGGACAGTTCCTTTATTTCTATCTACAAGACCAGAGGTGCAATAGGTGATGGAGTCCTTTGCCATCTTAATTCCCTTATTACCACCAGTCATTGCACTGGGACTACCAGTTGGATAGACTGCTTTGGGGTTATAGATGAAGTATTCTTCGATCTCTGGGAACTCATACTCCAGAGGATTATCAGAATTCATGTTTGCAAGGCGGAGTTTATCACTCTCTTTATTCTTTTGCTGCCTTACATAACGCATTTTCATTGCGTCAATATAACGAAGCTCTTGAATACCTTCTTGTGGATTCTTGATATCAATGACTTTATGGTAGTAAAGTCTTCCGTCAATGTACCAATTCCTATAGATTTCGTGTGCCTTCTTATCAAAGTCCAATAAACCAAGGATATATTTAAACTCTTGACGAATCTTTTTCTTAATACCATCACTAGCATTAAGGTTTGAAAGTTCAATTTCGACAGGCGTATCGTTAGTATCTGAAACAACTGCTTCATTTACAATATCTTCGATGGCACTATCTGCTTCAGGATGCAGAGCCATTTCACGATAGCGTTTGATTAAATCAAACTCTGTTCTGAATACGCCTTCAATATCAACATATGAACCAAAAAAACCACTAGTAAGATAGTGGTCAACCCCGTCCTCATTGTTTTGAGGGACGGGGGAAACTACGCCTTTACTTTGTGGTTCGTTGTCCTCAATAGAGAACCCAAATAACTTGGACGACATTATTACTGGTTGAACTAATCGCTATTATTTAGGCGATCAGGCCTCACCCGTAAATGGAGACCAGTATTGAACTTGGAATTCAACAGTGAATTCTTCAATGGTATCTGCAGAGTCGTAAGAAAGATCAATAGCAGAGATGTTAGTTGGGAAGATGCTGTAGAACTTATACTGTTTAGCAACTTCCATACCCTGTCCTTCAACGTTAGCAAGAGTTGAAGCTGCTCTGGTGAACTGCTTGACAACTGCATCGACTTGATAGTCAGCAGGGTCGGTTGCACCAGATCCATCAGCATACTGACCGATGGTTTGCATCCATGCTTCCATTGCGGTACGAATTCTGAAGTCAACGTCGTTAATGACGGTGACAGTCCAGGTATCAAAGGTTCTGTCTCCAGCAACCTTGAAGATTCTACCTCTGAAAGGAACATCGATTGAAGCGATGTTTGAAGCGGGCAACTGAGCCGCTTTGCAGAGAATTGAGAAATCCTCTGCATCATACCCTGTAGAACCTGGGAATTCGTTAGTGAGAACTACCTCAAATAGATTGGGGCGTGCGCCGCCCCCAATGAGGGTTGATTTGAAGTCCTGAATAGAGTGTGGCATTTTTTAATCCTCCGTGTTGTTATTTATTATCAATTAGATCAAACTGTGCCTGCGACTTCTTCAAAACTGATGCCAGTTCTGGTTGCAACGAACGTCAGAGTGACGTAGTTGATGGACTTCGTTGGCTTCAGGAAGATGTCTGCGCGGAACTCATTGTTGTCGATAACATCAGGAGTGTTGTTCGTAGAATCACAAACAACCAGGAATCCGTAGAGACCTCTCTTCGCCTGAACGTCACGGAGATATGGTTCAACAATGTTCTTGAAGTTTGCTCTTGTCAACTCATCGTTGAGTTCAAAGAGTTGTGCTTCTGCTGCTCTCTCAAGTGCTTGCTCGACTGTCAAGAACAAGCGGCGAACGTTGATTCTATCAAATGCGGATGCATATCCGAGAGCAGTCTTGTCTCCGAAGAGGAGCGTTCCAATACCAGGTTTGGTAACAACAGGGTTGATTCTTGCCTGATAGAGGCGATCTCTTTGAGCCTTGCTTGGGTTATAAGCAAGTTTGACTGCATTATTGATGATTCCTCTTTGCTGACCAGCAGGTGAGAACCAAGGATAAGCAACGATAGCGGTACGAGTCATCAGACCAGCAACGTCAGCGTTGGTTGGAACATAACGGAACTTGTTATTGAAGCGATCATAAGTGTACTTATAACCACTATCAAAAACTCCGTAGGAGGAACTTGAGATTGTGCTGAAGTATTTGACCAGGTTAGTGGTTTGATCTTCAGTTGTGTTTGCTCCAATCAGGTTTGTTCTGTGAGGACCAACAACAGCAACACAATCTTTTCTTGCATTAGCAAGAGAGATGATGTAGTTTGCTTTTGCTTGAGATTCAAACTCTTCGGTGCAACCAGGACCCATGATCAGGTAATCTGCTTCTACTTCATCCTTATTGGAGAAAAGACCGTAAGAAGTAATCAGGCTTCCAAGAGTTGCCTTCATTCCTTTGTTGACCGAGTAGTCAACACCACCACCAAGGGAGTAACCTACGTTACCGATTGCGTTGAAGGTAACATCCTGTGCATCCAGACCCCAGAGACCATCGCTAGTTGTAACTGCGGTATAGTCAGTTGAGAATCCAGTTGCTCTTGGGTTAGTACCGTGATAGGAATCAGAAGATTCTCCAGGATTGCTTCCTGCGTAGACATACTCAGAGAAGTCTGCAACGTAACCTTCGTACCAGATTTTGGTTGGGGAGTTAACGTTGGAGATTGCGTCCTTAGCCTTGGAGAGACTTACGTGCTTCTCAAGGAGTGAACCAGGAGTTCCAGAGATCGTTCCGAGATCATCAACAACTGCAACGTGGATGCCGTCACCTTCACCGTTTCTGTTAGTAGTGTATACGTTAGAAACAGGTCTTGGAGCGATTGACTTCCAGAAAATTGTGCTGCTGTTAATCTGCAAGGTTTGCTGATCGTACCAGTCAACTGCTGTTGCAGGAGTGGTTCCAGATCCAGCGCCGAATGCGCCAGTGTTGATACCAGAGTTGTTGACAAAGAATACAGTGTCAGAGGTGTCGAAGGACTGTGCAGCATTTCCCTCTGCATAGTCAATCTTGGTCTCGGTTCCTGCTGCAGAAACTCTAGAGACAACCTTAACGTCGATGGTTGATACGCTATCGGTTGAATCGGTTGAAACGCCAGTGATGATACCCTTCAGATAACCATCAAATGCTGAGGTAGTTCCAGATCCAGCGATGACTTGACCAACCAGTGAAGCGGTAACACCGAAACCAATCGTAGCACCAGCGTTGCTCAGGTTAGTTGTGGTAATACCAATAACTTGGTCTGCGATATCGTCGATGACGCAAACTCTAAGTCCGTTAGCCCAAGTCCCAGGGTTCTTTGCTGCCCAGGTGTAATCAGTGTCTTCACCGTCAGCGTGGTTCTCAAGATAGTCGTCGTAGTTGTTGATCTTGAGGGTCGTGGTTGAAGCAATGCCTACGCCAGCGTTTGCGTTGACCATAAGGGTGCTGGTCGTCGAACCAGCTCTTACAACCTTAAGGACACCGCCATATGAGAGGAAAGATGAGGCACTCATCCAATACTCATATTGTGCGTCAGTTGACAGTGGCTTACCGAAAGTATCGATAAGTTCTTGTTCCGTGGTAATGTTCGTTGCTTCATCAACAGGACCGATAGAAAAAGGTCCAGCAATGCAACCGATATTATCAAGAACGTTATCAGCTCTTCCTACGGTTAAGTCAACTTCCCTGACTAATACGCCAGGAGATAATTGAGGAGTCGCCATGTTTCTCTCCGTTTGAATCTCAGTTTATCTGAAAATATTTATTAAAACGGGTCTTTTGACAGGGGAAATGTGACGTGAACTACCAATCGGGATATGCCCAATCATTTTTACATTTTTTGTTTTGCATTATCCTTTCTATCGTACAATCCTTACACTCATAAGAATATGATGATGCTACTGGACCTCTATCCTTTCTAGTTCTATAGAATCCATCAACCAAGTTTTTCATTTCCCCACAAGTTCTACACTTCCTATCCTGTAGAAGTAGATGACCTAGTTTAAGTTGTCCGTCTAAATCATCTAACTCCATTTAGTACTTCCACATATAATCCATACCACCAGCAGTTTGTCCATACTCGGATGCATTAAACCATCTGTCACCATCGTCATCAATAAAACTTTCTTCTCCTAATCCATCATCCATAAAACCGAAGGGGGCCATATCCTGTTCGATTTGATTCTTCTGTTCTTCATATAATCTCTTACGAACATCTTGATCCGTCAGTTCTTTGAAGTAATCCTGTGCCACTAACCAAGCATAGATAACCAGACACATTGCCAAGTCATCATTACAACCTTCTTCTGCCTCAAATGAATTGTGCTTTGAGATAAAGGTAGTCAGTTCAGAGATAATCTCATAGTCATTGAAGATAAGTTTGTCTTCCTCAATCATCGTCTTGAGGTTGAGTGATCCAACCTTCTTGACGGTCTTAGACATCTTGACACCCAACTGTGTCTTCTTACCAGAGAAACCTTGTCCAACAATCTGTCCTGCTCTACCTCTCATAGAACACATCAATAAGTTCTGATACTCAAGATCATACTGCAGAATACTTGCAACCTGATCTCCAATATCATTGACTTCACATAAGATGAATGCACTATTATAACTCTTCGCTACCTCATAGATAATATTGGGGAACAACATT